ACTGCATCTACAGTTGATATAGCTGTGGGTACAAAAAATCTATTTGGTGGTACAAATAGCTATCCATGGAGTCCAACTGTAACAACTGGTATTCGCGGAATAAGTATTACACCATACAATGTAGATTCAACCAGAATTTATTCGTATGATATCTTTGTTGAATTAATTAGCGCATGTAGTGGAAGTCTGACAAAAATTACACGCGATCTTGCAAGTGAAAGTGATCTTGATAATGGTACGGGTGGTGCTGTATCAATTGCAACATTCACCTATTAAAATTAATTTTACCCAATTGGGGAGTAAAATCCCAATGGTAGAATTAAATTAAAATTTACGCCCTGATGGAATCAGAGACGGCTAAGAATAGAACGCCGACAATGAAAGCCATGACGACGTAATTACATTCAGTTTCTTCGAGACCTGTGACCACAGGCTTACTTTCAACCTCTGGTTTAACAACAGGTTGCTGTTGTCTGACGGGAGGTTCAAGTTCCTCCAAAGGACAGTAGCCTATCATTTATACTGTACTTAGAGATTAATTTCCATCTTCTTCTTTTTACGACCACGCTTTGATTTAGAGGCATCAACATTGACTTCCTTCACCTCACCACCCGTAGATTCTCCTGAAATTGAGACAATATCGGAAATATCGTCATCATCTTCAGTCACTGGAATCTGAGTCGTATTCATTGGTGGAGGTGGAGGCATCATCACACCACCCATAAGACTGGAAATGTCAATTCCAGGTCCTTGCATTTCGTACTGTCCAGTACCGCCAACTGGAGCCGCTTCACTTGGTTGACGAGTTGTGTTTTGAACCGCAGACATCATATTCTTTAACAAATCTGGGTTTTGTTTCAAGACATCATTCATGTTGGGAAGGGCACTCTTGAACATACTATTTGTCAAGTGGAACATCATCGCTGAACCACCCAACATCATAATAAGCTTGACTTCTGGTGCAACATTTACCTTGGATCTATACTTTACATAGAGCTCCTCAAAAACTGTATCGTAATCGTCAACATTTTCCATGACTGATTCAGACCAACCTTCAAGTTGGATTTCAAAGGGGTTGTAGCGTTTGTTAAGGAATTCAAGACCTGTGACACACGCCACCAACATCCGTCTACTGAAACGAAGTGACTGTTCAACATCAATACTGTATGTAATTCGCTTGACTTCCGTTCTCAATTCTTCAACATTGGAATAGGCATTGAGTCTCTTATTTACAGCAAAACCTTTCTTTTCAAGGCGACCCAATTTATTAATGAGATCACTCTTTTCTTCATCTACAGAGCTATATCCCTTAGAGGGTTGCTCTTCCTGCATTCCAGGACCATCATCGGCATCATCAAAGAACATTGGTTCATCTTCGCCATAGTCAATTTCTTCTTCTTGTTGGTGTGATTGTTGTGGGGCAGATTGTTTGGTTGGATTTACAAAAGCATCCATAGCTTCTTGGTGTTCCATTTGTGGCGGTCTACGCACATGCTGAGGCACTGGACGTCGTACAGGCTGAGGACGAGGGGTTGAAATTTCAATTTCATCCATCAAAGCCTGTTCATCAGCATCCAGTTTCATCACAGTAGTATTTCCACGATCAATGACAATTTCTTCGTCCATCTACTCTCTAATAGGAAACTATTAAATAACCTTTAACGCACTTTAGAAAAAATATATGTATACATTATAAAATGTTCAACCTTAACCGTGCCAACCGAAACGCCATTGTGACTATTGTCACTTTGATCGTTTTGATTTTTGTACTCGGTATGTTGAAAAACACCAGCAAGTACCAGCCCAGACCAATCACCATTAAGGCGATTAATGAAAAGTCCATCTTTGATCTTGAGCATCGTATTGAGTGTGCCCCAGGTCACACCAGTGAAGGTAGCACCTACACCAAGAGTTTGACTCCAGGTGGTGTGTGTGGTTCTGAACAACTCGTTGCAGAACAAGCGGGTTACGAGATTGAAGATGGAATTGGTGGATCTTTAATCTAAGCTAATACTAAATGGCTTTGGTGACTTCACTTCAAACTATTCCAGATCTTGACTATGAGTATCACACCATAACAGTTGACTCAATTGGACAAGAAAGTGCCAACACTTTTACTTGTCATCTTCAACAACCCCTAAAAAATGTAGTTCAGGCCAGACTCCTCGCGGCGCACATTCACTCAAATGTGGTAACCGAACATTGCTATGTTTCCATTGAAGAGTTGGACTCAATCTTTAGTGATAGAGCTTCAAATGTTCTCACTGGACAAGGGCATTTAAGTATGCTCAGAGGATCTTTCGCGAGTATTGTCACCGACAATGCTACTCACGATGCTGGTAATTCCCTCGTTGTCTTTAAAGACAACTATCCAATCATCACACAATATATTAATCCAATCAGAAGAATTGATCGCCTTACCGTGACCATTAGAGATCAAAATGGTAATACAATTAAAAATTCAACTGATGCGGGTGCAAATTTCTTAGTTTTGAGATTTGTGTGTAGAAAACCAAACCTGTAATTTTCTCCCTTTAAAGTAGTAATAACATGTCTTCGGGTATTGTTCAACTTGTAGCAATTGGTGCTCAGGATGAGTACATTATGGGCAACCCCGAGATATCGTTTTTTAGTTCAACCTTTAAACGACACTCTAATTTTTCACAATCCGTCGAGAAGCAGACAATACGCGGAGATGTGAAAAATAATTCAATGTCAAGTGTTCAAATTGAAAAATCTGGGGATCTTCTCGGATACATCTATTTGACTATAGATGACACAACACAGGCTTTAGATAGTTCTCGTTGGGATTTAATCATCGATAAAGTAGAACTTCTCATAGGCGGTTCTGTCATTGATACACAAGATAGCATTTTTACAGAAAAAATTGCTATTGATACATTCGCACAAAACATTTCACGCAGTGCTATTGGTACTCACCCAGGTGTGCATGCTCGTTCATACTTTTATCCACTTCGCTTCTTTTTCTGTGAAGGACCACAATGCGCCCTTCCCCTCGTTGCTCTCAATTATCATAATGTAGAACTACGTATTCATTGGGGATCGCAAGCCGCCAATTACAACATTGAAATGTATGCCAATTATTATTACCTTGATAACGAAGAGAGAGGTAACATCGCCACAAGAGAACACAATCTTCTCATCACCCAAGTACAAAAAAATATTCCAAGCGGTGAAATTGTTCAAGATTTAATTTTCAACCACCCAGTGAAGTATCTCGCGTCATCGGATACTACAACAAATGGTGCTCTTACATCACCAACAAACAAAGTTAAATTAAGTATAAATGGCGTTGAACTTGGAAACTACAGATGGGGAAAACCTCACTACATCGATGTTATGAATTACTATCATACAAACTTTGTTACATCTCCAGATTTCTTCCTTTATTGTTTTTGTCTCATGACGAGTTCTCTCCAACCCACAGGAACTCTCAATTTTAGTCGTATAGAATCCGCAAAGATTATGAGTGAAAGTATGCCTATTAATGACCCAATTTACGCAGTAAACTATAACATTTTGCGTATACAAAATGGTATGGCAGGACTGCTCTACGCAAATTAATTTACCCTCCTATATTAAATGGTCAAGAACTTACCGTCAGTAGAGAGATCTACCAAGATTAGGTTTGGTAAACATGTCCCCGATTCTACTGATCAGGAGGAAAATACCATTGTCTTTAATGCGAGTAATACATTGGTTCCAACACCTTACAGTAATGCAGTGTATTTGTCGCCTATCAGGAATAGAACTGATTATTCAGCTCCAGAAATCGTACTTCTTATGTATGACCGAAATACTAAAGAAATCACAGAATCTGGTGAATCGGCAAATGTTTTGATCGGTGGTTCTACACTTAATACAGTTGTGGATCGCGCAAATGCAACATCAAATACCGTTCAATTTATAGGAGCAGTGAATAATGTGGGATTTGTAACTGATTCAAATATTGGTATAGCAAATGTGTTACCTCAACATACCGTGAGTGTTGGTTCAAACCTTTACATTGATGAGTTTGGTTCAAATGTTTTGGTTGTTTCTGGAAATGTCGCGGTGCTTCGTGATTTGGTTATTGAGGGAAATCTTCAGGTGAATGGAGATACGACAGTTATTTATACTGAAAATACATCCATTAAAGATGCAATTGTGGAATTGGGTAAAGATAATACTTCTGGAGATACAACTCTTGATTTGGGTCTTCTTATGCATCGCCCAGATGCACTATCAAATGTAGTTATTGGTTATCGTGAAGGAACAAGTGAAATTGCGATTGCGTATACCGATTCAAAACCCACCGATAAAACACTTATACCTAAAACAGATGAAGACATTAATGTGCACGTGTATGGTTTAACGCACGTAGATGCTAATATTTATGCACACGAAGACCTACTCGTGAGTGGAAATATATATGTATCACAAAATGCGTCAGTTACTAAAGAGTTGACCGTCTCTGGAAATGTCTATGCCGATAAGGATCTTGAGGTTGTGGGGAATACATATGTAGATGGAAATGTTGTTGCCTATAAGGATCTTCTCGTCAGTGGAAATGTGTACGCGTCTCAAAATGTCTCGGTCACCAAAGAGTTGACCATCTCTGGAAATGTTTATGCCGATAAGGATCTTGAGGTTGTGGGGAATGTATATGCCGATGGTAATGTTGTTGCGTACAAAGATCTTCTCGTGTCTGGAAATACTTATACCGATGGTAATGTTGTCGCGTACAAAGATCTTCTTGTAACCGGCAACATATATAGCACAGGTAATACCAATGTCACAAGTAGTCTTAATATCACTGGCAACGTCTACGCCAATAAAGATTTAGAAGTTGTGGGGAATGTTTATACCGATGGTAATGTTGTCGCGTACAAGGATCTTCTTGTCACTGGCAACATATATAGCACAGGTAATACCAATGTTACAAGTAGTCTTAATATCACTGGTAACGTTTACGCCAATAAAGATATTGAAGTCGTGGGAAATGTCTATGCCGATGGTAATGTTGTTGCCTACAAAGATCTTCTTGTCACTGGCAATATATATAGCACGGGTAATACCAATGTGACAAGTAGTCTCAATGTGAGTGGAAATGTGTACGCAAAGAAGAATCTTCTCGTGACTGGAAATTCTTATACAACTGGTAATATTTATGCCAATAAGAATCTCATCGTTACCGGTAATGTACTTACAACTGGAAATACCAGTATTGCGGGTGTATTAAATCTTACAAATGCAACAACTGCGCTCAAGACTAATCTTACTTCGAATGTTTATGTAAAGTTGGATCAGTTGTCAAATGTCGTCATAGGTCAAAAAGCACTCGCCAACGAAGATATGCTCGTATATGATGGAACAAATTGGACCAATCAACTTCAAAATCACACATTTTTATCCGCAAAGGCTAATGTCGCATTAACTAAAGGTGATGTCGTCTACGCAACTGGGACGGTTGGTAATGAAACATTTGTTGTCGATAAAGCAGATGCTCGCGATCCCGCGAAAATGCCCGCGCTTGGTATTGTATATCAAGATTTAGCTCAAAATGCACAAGGTCTTATTGTCACATTTGGGCGCGCAGACAGTGTCCCACTTGATAATTTCGTAGAAGGTGAAACGGTCTATGTGAGTAATACAGTACCCGGTACTCTTTCCAATGTCGCACCTACGGGTATTTATAATGGTGCCCCAAATCTCATTCAAAATATAGGTATTGTGGTGAAACCACATGTGTCACAAGGGATCGTATCTGTGACAGGTGTTGGTCGTGTAAATGCCATTCCAAATGCGAATGTTATTACATACACACCCGCATATGTTTATACGGATGGTTCGGCGGGTAGAAATACTATGAATAAAATTGATCCCTCTATTCTTTTGACAAAACTTCAAACTTTGGAACAAGTTGTGAATACTGGGAACACTGTGGCAAATACAATTAATTTGACTGGTCTCACAACAACTGGGAATGTGAATATTACAAGTAACATTTCAGTGGTAGGTCTCGCAGATCCAAATAATAAATACTTACCCATGGTGGATACAAATGGATATTTTGTAAAGTCGCCAGTATATGTTACAAATGAAGGTAAATATGTGATATCAGCAAATGAAGCTGAGTTCTTAGGTAACATTACACTTGGTGGTAATACAACAATTATATCTTCAACGTCTATTACCATTTCAGATCGAATTTTTGGTGTGGGTGCAAACAATAGCGCCACAGGGTTGGATAGTGGTTTTATTATAGAACACCAAGATCTCGGTACATTCGCAAACGTTGCGCTTATACACCACGCGGATGAACATAGGTTCTCCGTGGGATACACACAAAATACATTTACAGATAACCATATTTTACATCATCAACACGATGATGGCACTTTACTACGAATTGATTTACTTGGTAATGTACTTGTACAAAACAACTTGGCAGTATATGAAACTGGTACTTTTGATGGGCGTGTGGGTATTAAAACAGTGTCACCCGGTTTTGATTTGGATGTAAGAGGAACTGCAAATGTTGGGGCATTCACTGCGACAACCGGTGATTTCAGTGGTGCTTTAAATGGGACAACGGGTACTTTTACGGGTGCTGTGAGTGGGACAACAGGTACTTTTACGGGTGATGTGAGTGGTGTCGCCGGTGATTTCAGTGGCGCCGTGAGTGGGACAACAGGTACTTTTACAGGTGCTGTGAGTGGGACAAC